TTATTTTTCAAACTTCAAATATTCACCAGAAACCCATTGGTCTCCACCAACATTATACCAACCGTCTCTATATCCCCAAGACTGATATCTTTCACTTTGGTACACATTTTTTACGACACCATAGTTAGTTCCTGGACCAGTACGAACGCGTAATACATCAGCTGTAATAGTCACTACACCAATGCCATCAATTGAAGGTTTAGAAGGTGCTGGTACATTTTCTCCTGTATAACGAATATATGATGAATCATTATATACCCACTGATCGCCACCTAAGTTTAGCCACCCATTTGACTCACCCCATACTTGGTAGCATTCTCCTTTACCTAATTTACGAATAACTGCATATCCAGTTCCAGGTCCTTTTCGTAAATTCACGTTATCGCCGTTAATATAAGCAACTTTTGTACTATCGTTTGAAGGTGGAATAGGAGTTGTCATTACTGGACTACCTCCGCCGTTATATGCATTTTGGACTCTTTCAATAAAGCTATTCCAACGTCCTTCTGCCAACATACGATGAGGACAATACTTTCCACTCCATGATTGGTGTGTGCGAACTTTACTAATTGAAATATTGTACAGTTTCATTAGTCGAGCTACAACGATAGCTGCATTATCTTCTGCTTTATAATATTGATCTCCACCATTTAAAGAGTAACAGATTTCAACTCCAATAGATTTACGATTTCCGTTACCACCACCATCACCGCAATGCCAAGCGTTACGTTCTAAAGGAATTCCTTGTACAGCTTCTTTATCATCTACCGCAATATGAAACGAGACTTGGTTATCATTGCGAATCATATAAGATACTTCATTTTCTGCTGTAGCATCATTATACGTATTATGAACTGTGATAAATTCTGGATTCATTGTATACGGACACTTTGTACCATATTTACTTGGGTCAACTAATTTTTTTCTGATTTCCATTATTGAACATCTCCCTTTTTCTCTTCTTGTTTTTGTTTACCACCCAAAATCTCAACTGCATTTGTTAAAGCTTGCGGCAACGGAATACCCATGCGGCCAGCATTTTCTAAAAGTGAAAGTAATTCATTACCCATGAAGAAGAAAATTGTTGCTTCTCGAATAGCACTATTGCTTCCAAGTGCCACATCTAGCTGGGTCGCCACTCCAACCAAAAGAAAAAGCACCACCTTTTTGGCGATGCCTTTGAAACCAACTTTACTTTTTAATTCTCCGTTATACCCTGCTGCAATCATGCCAGTTAAATAATCAATAACTGCCATCGTCACTAAGATTTTCAATGTTGCATCCCATCCTCCCAAGAAATACCCACAGAAGCCACCGAAAGTGGCAATAAAGGTCTTTAATAACACATCAATACGATCCATCTTTTTCTCTCCTTTTTTAGATAATAAAAAAAGACCAGCTTATGGCTGCTCTGGTTTCTCGTCTATTAATTTTTGTACTAATTCTGTTAATGTGGACACATCGTTTGTTAGTTTTGTAACTTGCTCTTTTAGTTGTTTATTCTCACCTTTAACAGTAGTTAACTCTTCGTTAAATTGATGATACTGCTGTTGGAAAGCTGCAATAAAGATTGAAACAGTATTATATAAATTAATGGCCCGTTTCTCTTTATCTGTAAATATATCTTCCGTATCATCTGCAATCATACCGAAATACGTTTCAATTTCTTTTGTTGTATATGGTTCTGTTTGTTCTTCCGGCTTGTTCACACGCATTTGATACAGATCATACATGTCGTCCTTGAAGTTGTACTGTTTGATAGCTAAACTCATGATTTTATCAAGAGCTGAGAAAGGAATATCTTTTATATTTTCTTTCATATTCCTAGCTGATGTAGGATTAAATGCTTTCGCCCACATTTGACCATTAGCACTTACATTTTCTTGCGCTCGTAGCGTTCTTAATTCTATATCTTTCCATCCTTGGCCCATCATATCTTTAATCTGTAATCCGTTGTTATAACCTTGTACAAAACTTGATCTTATCATTGCATTACCCATGATTAAATCATGATCGGTGGCGCCGTTTATGAAATGTATTTTATAGTCACTGCCTTTTCTTTTGAAAGTAAACTGTCCCTTGTTATTGTTAAAAATATGCGGTTCAGTTGTAGTTACAGAGAAGTAACCATATCCTGGAGCCCATCCTTCAGATTCAAAAATAATATCATTCAAGTTTTGTAAACGAAATTGTCCATCTGAATATACGCTCAGATGTCCACCGTCATTCTGCATTTGAATATAATTTGACCAAATATTAGTACCTTCTGCATTTTCTCCTTTAGAAACCCCAAATTTTGCATACGCTTTAGAAGGTTGATCGACTCCATTAATTCGCGGCATGACTTGATAAATATAAAATGATCCTGTACCAGCGTATTTTCTATTATCAGAACCAAGGACTAATGAGGGTTGAATACTTCCATCATTTGTTTCCATAAATCCTATATAACCACGTGGCTTATCTAAATCGAAAATCTTCATGTCTTGCTTATTTATTTCAACAAATCTGTTTCCACTCGTTTTAAGTGTTACTCCTTCTAAAACTTTTCCTTTGATATGATTCGCTGTAATAAAACCTACTAAGTTAATCCTATTAGCATTCAAAGTAATGTTCTCTTTACTCATATTGAATGCTGCGATTACATCATTTTCTTTTACGGATATACTAACACCCTTTTCAGTTAACTGAAGACGGGTTTCCATATCTCTTACATAAGATGATGTGGCAAATTGCCCATTTGCTTGCTCTTTTGTATATACCTCTATCTTTTTGGCTGAAGCATTGATTCCCTGTTCATTGATAGTAAAGCGGTTATCAATCAAAGTCATTTTTTGATTAAATTGCTCCGTTGCAAGTTTGTTAGCCAATTCATCTAATAAATCTTGTTTATTCTGATTAACTGTTTGCTTCAACTCTGGAATCTTAAACCCAGCAACATAATCCTCTACTTGTTTAAGCTCAACTTTACCTTCAAGTGCTTTCGCAGTATTTTCCCATCCAGCTTTCGCCTCTTGTAATTGTTTTCCTTGTTCCGTCTGCGTATTTTGTATTAGAGAGACATTTTGTTTAATGGTAGTTGCATCTTTTTCTACAGTTGCAACACGCTTATCAAATCCACTTTGATTGTTTTCCACTTTTGTAATTGTTTCTTTAATTCCATCCACGTTTTTTGCAATTTCAGTTGTTTTCTGAGTGAACTCATCCGTTGTTACCTGTTCTTCAGGCGGTGCTGTCCAATCTTGCGGCTTATTCCCTTTATACAAGGCAACCCATTCCACAACAGATTTCGTAGTGCTACTCGGATAGTTATATAAGCTTAACTTTCGTTCATTTCCACTTGTAGCTGCAACTGCTTTGAAGGTTACATAAGTTATTCCATTCGCGTAAACACTTGTTGTATATCCAACATTGCTAGACCCACCATTCTGCCAAATTCCAAATTTCTGTCCTTGTGGGACACTCCCTTTAATTACAAAGGTATATTCCTCACCCGCAAAGAAATTTTCAGTTAGAGAATATTGATTGATTAGATAGTCTGTTTTTTCATATTTAACATTTGATTTTAATAAAAGGTTACGTCCACCAGCTTTATTACTATTAACCTTTGTTTCTACACTCGTCAACTTCTCACTGATTTTCCCAGCTTTTTCTTCTATTTCAGTAGTTGTTTTCTTAAGCTCACTTGTTGTTTGCTGCACATCAGAAATAGTCTTCTTTGTACCTTCTACAGTAGATTCAACTGTATTTAATTTATTGCTAATGTCAGTATCTTTTTTCGTTAACGATTCAATAGAAGTTTTAAATCCATTAGAATCCTGTTCAAACTTAGTTACTTTCTTATCAATTTCACCTTGTTTATTTTCAATATTAGAAATTGTACGGTTGACACCTTGTAAACTTTCCTTTACTTCGTTGAATTGTCCCGTCGCCTGATTTTGTATCTCTTGAACCTTTTGATTTAATTCTGTTTTTGTTGATTCAATATCTTTATTAACCTGCTCAAGTGTTTCTTTCTTAACGGATTCAACATCTGGTACAACCGATTCCCAAGCTGCGCCTGTCCATATTTTCAAAATACCAGGCTTCCCATTACTAATATCACGCCAAAGTGTTTTATAAGGCTGCATCCCCGTTGTCGGTGGATTCTTTGCTTCAATGATTTCTACCGTGTTATTTTTAAGATTCTCTTGAACCTTTTCAGCCAGTGTTTTCGCTGCTTCAGATTCTTTCTTAGCATTACTAGCTGTTTCATTTGCATCTTTCACCAATTTATCTAACTGATCTATCAGCTCTTGTTTATTGCCTAATGACCCTAAGATTCGATTGTAAATTTTTCGTAGTTCTTCGTTTGGATCAGTAATTTCACGATAATCACCAAACACATATTTATCTTGTGTAGGGTCCGTAAAAGATTCATCACCAGCAATTACCCGTGCTTCAAGGTATAATTTAGGAGTGAAGCCTATATCTTTGATTCGGATCGTATCGCCCTCATTAATTAGTTCATGTGCTAGTCCGAAAATACGTCCAATCGATTGTGCTTCTACTTCATAAGAAACGGAAGAATTGACACGTTTTTTTAATTCTATTTCCATTAACGTCATTAAACGTTTTGGAGTCATGTCTAATTCTTCTGTTTCCGGCGTATAAAAACCGAACTTATGTTTACCACGTTCATTCCATCGTTGAAATGCTTCATTATCAACAATATACGGGAGTCCCCTGTTAATGCTTTCAATAGTAATTACATTATCGCCTTCACCCTTCACAAACCCGACTAGCGCTGTACAAATGTCTCTTGAATGTTCAATACGTGTAACACCTATTAAATCTTTCCCCAGTTCTATTTCTTTTTCCGTGTCTCGACCACGCCTTTGAATCATATCAACATACCATCCAATTATTTGTGAACCTTGAATCTCAACGCGGTACTGGATTTCTAATTTAAATAAAGAAGCTATTTTCTTTAAAAACGTTAACGGATCAATAAATTCATCAATAGTCATAGTGTGGAATCCTGCATAATCTGTTTTTCCACGTTTCCATTTCATTCCTACTAAGGCTATATCAATAAATTCGTTTACTGTTTTACCTTCTATTCGTTGTGGTTTAATAATGCCTGACTTAGCGATTTGAACCCAAGCTCCTGAAGCATATGTGGTAATGGATCGTTTATCCGAATTCTTCTCAGCTTCTGTAATGACATATGGTACAATTCTTCCGTCTCGAACTTCTTTTAAAACAAGATTTTGTTGTTGTAATGTAGCCGAATGAGTTGTGCCATCAAAAACTGTAAAATCCAACATATCAACATTGTTTTTGATTTCCCAATGCCTTTTATCATCCCAATAGTCCTGTGGCTGAATAGCTGCAACGATTTGATCTGTTTTGAAATCCACAACATGCAAAATGCCACTTGGTGTTCTCATCTATATCTCTCCCTATAACTAACAGTCGCTTTAACATGTTATAAATGGCTAGACCAGCAAATACAGAGCCACCGCCACTATTTACATAGATATTAAGGTTACTTTTATCATCCAATTGCCCCAAAATATTTTTCACATCATCAGGCATAATGTCAGAATCATCCCATTTCCAACCTGTATTATTTATGATGTCACCATAGATAAATAGGTCTGCTGACGATTCTGTTTGATTTTTAATAGTGAATACGTCTTTAATTGTCCTCACCTCCTTTCAGCGACAAACCTCCACTAGCTTTTGCTAATTGATATTCATCCGCAATCTCAATGGATACATGATTTAGATCGACACGATGTTTATCACCATATTCTCCAATTCCATCTATATCTTCAAGCTCTAATACTTTATTAATTGAGAAAGCACCAGCATCTAACATAATCTTGTAAAATTCCGCTCTAGATTTAGAATCGGCGCGAAGTAAACTTGTTAGATTAAATTTCAAATAATAACGCTTTTGTTCATTAAATGAAAATGTTTTATAAGAAAATTCTTCTTCATACTGGATAAGAATTGGACTCAATGTATTTTGGATAAAATCCAATGCCTGTTGCTCAATGTTTGAGAATGTAGCTCGATCTAACTCATTAATCATGTGTAATGGAATATTAAAAATGTTTGCAATCTCAGCCTTATCGAACTTCATACCTTCAATAAATTGAGCATCCTTTAATGGCATCCCGACTTTCTCAAATTCTAAACCAGCATCCAAAATTGCTATCCTTTGAGCATTATTCAAACCTGTATTTGCTTCTTCCCAAGCATCACGAAGTACTTCTTTTGCTTCTTTTCCAAGGGCTTGTTGAGTTTTCAATATCCCACTATGTGCTGCACCATTTGTAAAGAATTTACCTTTAAATTTTTGTGCCGCTTGTGAACTACCTATAGACTCTCTTGCGATCTGAATCGGTGGTTTACCCTTCAGTCCATCAGTAGACAACGTAGTAAGATGAATAATGTCATCATCAGTTATTTTAATAGGTGTACCATCTGGTAAACTCGTAAAATACCATAATTTATTTGTCTTCAGGTCCACGATTGGAGTTGTTACAGCCGGATTTAGTGCCCATAATTCTTTCGGTCTACCATCCGCACCCCAATGAATATTGATGTAAGCATTTCCCCATGTATTTCGGTGCGTTTCGATTAAATGCTTGAATTTAAATGGGCTTTGATAAGGGTTCGGTCTTCTTTCCAAAACAAATGACACTTGATGCATCTTATCTCGTTCTCTTCCTTTTGATGTCTTTCTAAAAACTTGAAAAGGAAGCATTGCAACACTGTTTGCAAGGATATTAATACAGCGATAAACTGTCGGGACACCTAAAGAGGACTCAACTGTTACCTTTTCACCGCTTGCTGCTTGATATCCAAATAAACTTTTAAACCAAGGAGAAGGATTTTTTAAATCTGTCGTATCCTGATTTTTAAATAAATGCCGAAAAATCAAAAGTTTCACCTCCTTTCTATCTTCTTATCATTACCACCCCCAGCATTGTGAGAATAATCCCTAATAGATACCATCCATAAATCGGATTAACAAAAAAAGTCGTCCCTACAATAATGGACAACCCCGAAATCAATAGAATATCTTCTAAAATACTTATAAAAAATAATAAGAATCGCATGTGATTCCTCCTAGAATGAGAAATCTTGACTTAAAATATAAGAGTTTAAGTCCATCTCACCAGAATTAAGCATGCATCGAACATGCGAGTTAATTACAGCCGCTATCGGATCAATTCTTTCTGTTGTTTTCGACTTGTCCAACATGATATTTTCGTTAGCATCCTGTTTTGTTATAGCATTACTAGTTGCCCAGTTCAGTACAGGGTTGTTGTTATGGATGACCTTCTTTTGATACACTTGTTCACGAAAATCCTTTGTAGGGCCTGATAAAGTTGCCATACCTTGGCGTATCTCTATCATGGTATACCCTTCTGCCTCCATGTCTTGCATAAATTGCGTTGCGTTCCATGGATCAGCACATATTTCTTTAATCTTAAATTTATGATCTTTTTCCATATTTTTAATATGTGTTTTAATATATTCGTAATCAACTACTGCACCAGGTGTTGTTGTGATCCATTTTTGTTGTACCCACAGATCATAAGGGACTTTATCCGTTTTTCTCTTTTCAGCTAACGTATCTTCTGGCATAAAGCTATGACTAATTACGATATACTTATCGTCCTTTTTAAACTCAAATGAAATACTTGTTAAGTCAATTTTTGCTGATAAATCAACACCTACTGTGCATTCCAGCCCTTTTAATTCGGATAATTCCACCGTTTCCTTGCAATCCTTCCATTTTTGCATATCCATGTAGCCGTTTTCTTTCATATCCACCCATCTATTCATGTTTTTTGTGAGATAATTACGCATTTTCTCAGGTACATCAAGGGCTGATTGAAGCTCTCCCTTTAAGAAAGTACGTCCTTCTTCATAACTACATAGGATTGGATTTGCTTTCTCCCATACTTCTGGATTCGTAATCTCATCATCTTTATCTAATTCATTAACCATGACAAAATATTCTTCGTTTTCAATATCAATATTAGGGTCCAAAATCTTAGAAACATATTGATACTCCACACGATAGCAAGGATGACTCAAATTAAAACCAGCTGTCGTTATAATCATCATAAGTGGATTTGGACGAGCACCCGAACCTGACACCAGAACATCATAAATTTCAGAAGTAGGATGTGCATGATATTCATCAATAATTCCACACTGAACATTCAGCCCATCACCAGATTTCCCAGCATCTTTTGATAGAGCTGAAATAAAAGAATCGGTTTTAAGGTGTTCAATTTTCCCATACGCAATATTAAACTTCCCTTTTAAATCTTCACACCCATTCATTTGTGCTTTGATTTCATTCCAAACAATTTTACTTTGTTCCGTTTTCGTAGCACCAATGTAGACTTCTGACATATTTTCGCCAAATGCCATTGCTTCATAAGAACCTACACACGCTAAAGATTGAGACTTTGCGTTTTTACGTCCAACTTGCCAATACGCCTTTTTAAATCGCCTTAATCCTGTATTACGATGAACCCATCCGTAAATATTGCTAAATACGAAAATTTGTATGGAATGTGGTTCAATTCTCTGACCTGCTAATTTTCCTTTTGTATGTTTAAAAAGAGACATCCACTTTAAGAAACGAAGTGCTTTTTCTTCCTTAAAAACATATGGAAAATCTTCAGAACCTTCACGTTCAATATCTTTTAAAAATCGTTTACAAGCTTGTTTATGCTTCTGACAAGCCACAACTTCACCATTTAATACATCATCACAGTAGTCCAACATCCATTGTCTGATCATGTTATACGTCAAACTCCTTCTCTACATTTGTTTTCGGACCTTGTTTACTATTTGGAATGACAATTTTCGCTCTTGCACTTGGTGTAAGACCAAACTCAACAGCCAAAGCCTTCATTTGTTCATGCAACTGCTTCTTCTTTGTAAGTAGTGGATGTGGAACTTTATTGGTTTCAGCTGCCTTATTGGTATATTCAACAAGAAGTCCTTCTTCTCGGATAATTTTGGTGCATTCAACATAGTTAGAATAAGCATCACAATACGTTGCTAATGCATTCACATCTATGTTTGTGATAACGTCTAGCTCCAGTAATTCACCAGCAATTCTCCTAAACTCTTTCTTTGCAACTGAATCTAACCACGTTGGTGGCTTTACCTTGTCTTTTTTTGATTGTAACTGTTTTTCAGCTTTTAATCGTTGTTCAATTTCATCTTTTGTCAATCGATTTGTATTACCTTCTAATAAATGCAAATGAATCGGCTTCGCTTTCCTTCCTATGCGAACCACCTCCCTCAGCTGAACCCCCTTTTATGGAATAAAACGAACTTTTTACACGGAAAGCTAGGCGGCGGTCTCCAGGAAGGCGCCTTTTGCTTTTTCATAGTGGGGGGATGTTGATGAATTTTTTCTTTCGAATTATTTTTTGTTTTTCTTCTCATCTTCTTTTGTTTTCTTGTTATGGCAAGCATGGCAAAGCGTTTGTAAATTTGATGGTTCTAATCGTTTCGACCAATCAACACGGATAGGAATGATATGATCGACTACATCACCTATCTTAATGACATCTTTACTTCTACATTGAACACATAAGCCATGATCTTTACGATAAATAAGCTCACGCATATCCTTCCACAATCTTGAGTTGTAGAAGGAACGTGAGCTTTTGTTTCGAATATATTTGTCATAATATTTTACGGTTTCTTTTTCCTTTTCGATATGTTTAGCACAATACTTATCCCGTGTTAGTTCGTTGCAACCTAACGACTTACACGGCTTGAATGGTTTACTTGCCACCTTCCATCCTCTTCCTCAACCGTTTCATTTCATCCTCGATTGCCAGATTATTTTTATTAATCCGTACGTGACACTTTATAATGTCAGCTTGATGCTTACGAACCTTATCGTTCACATATGCAGCAACATGTTCATGACCACAATATGGACAAATGTAGAAACACTTCTCAATTCTTTTTGAAAGCTGTGCTACTTGTGGTTGCATATCGTAATCTTTATTACAGATAGAACAGTAGACTTGCATCTATCTTCACTCCTTTAGAAAGAATATTCTAATTATATATTTACCAAATAAATACAAGTTGTTATAATAGAGTTAACATTGCCATCAGGAAAAGTGATTCGCACCCCAAAGCGAGTTACTTTTCCCTTTTTTATGGCTATTTTTCTAAGAATTCATCTACCGCTTTACCAAGCAAACTGATCATTGCTTCTCTCTTTTGCTTTGGTGTTGTATTATCTTGCATTTCATTAAAGATAGGAAGTACACTTTCTAATTTCTGTTTATCGATACACTCATTCACAAGGTCCTGTCCTAACATTGAAATGAAAGTACCAATTGCAACCGCTTGTTCTTGTTTAGTTAATTTCATTTATTTCACTCCTTTTAATTACACGACTTTGTATTGAATCAGCTATAGATTCCGCCATAACCTTTCCATCTAATTTGATACTAACTTTACAATCCGTTCTAATTGGTTCGCTTTCGTTAATCTTTTTAACCACTTCAGATTGTTTAATTAATTGTTTAACATGAGTTAAATCAGTTTTCGTTGCTAATCCTTGCTCTAACATACTAATCTTTCGACTTAATCCCTCTACTCTTGTAGAAACATCAAGTAACGCTTGTTTCAGACCTTCATTATCGCTTTGTAGATCGCTAACGTTTTTTTCTAATCCATCAACTCTCATTTTAAGAAATTGATTATCCATCCTTTATCCTCCTCCAAAATAAAAAGCACCCGAATGGATGCTTTTTTATAAATTATTAATTTGTACTTTAATTCCGGTACGTGAAGTTTCATCCTTATTCCAATCACCTAATGATGAACCGCTGATACGCATCAACAATATTAAGTGACTGGAAGAAGAGCAAAAGCTCTCCCTAATGAAAGTATCATTCAATCATTACCATCTGCTGGTTTCGGATTTTATGTGCCATCATTACGAAATCGTTTAGACAACATATAGTTTATAAAGGAACATTGTGAGTTGTGTTTTCCGCCACCTCTCACAATACAAATATATCACGTGAATTCCAAAACAACCGGTACATTTCCTGCCAAAAAGCGGTCACGACTCTGCCACTTATTTTTCCAATCAATATCCTAACCTACTCTTTGCAACTGTTTTACCCAAATCAGTAGTTTTCGTCAACTACTTACTCCTCCTGTTTTTTCTCTAATGACTTACCCATATCTTATATTTTGTGTAACTAAGCCAAATGCTACAGCCTTTGATATTCATAGCTTCATAACACTTCCTCTTTTGAGTTACACAACACAATAAAAATGAGTAACTGTATAGAATGGGATAGAATAATATGGACACCAACTTAAAATTTTAATGTACTCCAAAAATAAAAATCCACTGCATTTAATTACTTTAAATAGTCAGTGGATTTTTATTTTTAGCTGGATTTTATTTTATTAGCTTGATAGTGATGAGATAGAGCTAGAATTTCAACCTAAAAAGTTGGATTCCTATACGTTAAATAAAATGAATAAAGTCTTTTACACTCTCTTCTTTAAGAACGTTTCCATAATATCCTTCCTGAATCTTTCATAATCAAACTGAAAAGCTACATTATGCGTTTTATAACCTGGATTAGTAACAAAACGAAAGTCTGCAATGCTTTGACCAAACCCTTCCCCTTGATCAGGAATTACTTTAATGGGTACTCTCGAAAGGCTAACAGCCTCTCTATTTAGCAAATACCACACTGTTACAAAATCATGCATAGGACTTCCACTTATACCTGGATTAGACTTGGAGTAAAAATTATAATAATAATCTAACATAGGTTTAATGATGAGTCCTGCAAGATCCTGTGTATTCCGATGAAATGCATCGATTTGCTCGACCATTTCGGGTGTAACAATCGCATGTTGGGTCACATTTAAAGGGATAATTGTCAAGTTCTTTGCATGTTGCAGAATTAAGTTTGCTGCATAAGGGTCTGCGTGAAAATTAGCTTCAGCCACAGCAGTTACGTTACCTGGATAGAAAAAAGCTCCCCCCATGCAAATGCATTCTCTTACATTTCGCATTGTTTCTAAATTTAATACAAAAGTCGTAGCTAGCGAAGAAAGTCTTCCTAAATTGATAATGGTAAGATCTTCTAAATTTGATTCTATAATTTGATAAATATCATTTAAAGGATAAACTGGATATGAAATTTCAGGTGGAATAATAGGTCCTAATCCAACTTTTCCATGTACCTCAGGGAAATACTGAATTAATATACCTGTCAACGGTACAGAAGCACCAAGGAATACAGGTATTTCTTCTCTTCCCGCAATGTACTTTAAATAGTTAATATTTCTTATTACATTTTCTCTTGATACATTTCCATAATCGGCCACAATTCCTACAAGTTGAATGTCTTTACGAAAAAAGGTGTACAGTATAGCAAACGCATCATCAATCCCCAAATCTGTAAACAGGAGAACCTTTTTTTGCATATCTCTTCCTCCAAAATTTATAGAATTCTACTTTCGCCAATGATGTAGTGATTAGACTACGCTTGTATATATATTTTTTATGTATTCTTAAAGAGTGGATTCTATTCACTTGAAATAGCTTTGCTCATCTAAATTTGATTTTATGTTCAAGCGTAAGTTTCTGTTCTTAAGTCGATAAGCATGTGTTGCTATCCTTGAACAAAAAAAGCAATCATTAGATTTTAAACCTAGTCATTGCTTTATCCATTGCATCTTGGTTTACTCCTATATATCTTAACGTTACTCGTTCACTTGAATGATTGAATATCTCCATCAGCAAAGCTATGTTCTTTGTCTGCATGTACATATGATATCCAAATGTCTTACGTAATGTATGTGTCCCAATCTCTTCTAAACCAAACTTTGCTGCTGTGGTACTAAGTATTTTATATGCCATGCTTCTTCCGATTGGTCGATTCTTTCCTTGTCTGCTCTTAATTATATACTCATAGTCTTCCATATCTTCAATGTACCACTTTAACTCTCTTCTTAATGCTGCAGTAATGTGAATACGTTTCTGCTTACCTGTCTTCATTTCACGCATTGATATATGGCTGCCATTTAAATCTCTAACCTTCAGTTTTAAAATATCACTAATACGTAGCCCTGTATTAATTCCTATTACAAACAAAATATAATTGCGTTCATTCTTTTCTTTTAGATATTCTTTAATTTGTTGTATTTGCTCTGCATCACGTATCGGTTGAACAAAATTCATTATTTATTACCTCCAGTTTCTTCTGTCTCATAAACTTCTAATCCTAGTGCAAAAGCAAGTTTATAAAACGCTTTAGACTTCCAACGTCGATAAGTGCGCTCTGACATCCCTATCTCGTTATAAACCATGTAGTCACACACATCCTCTTCTTCTAAATAACGTTTATAAATAATATCTCTTTGAATACTTCCTGCACGTCCGTTTCCTAATCGATTTAGAAACTGATCAATACTTAATGACATTTTTTCAAGCCACTCTTCTCGTTTGCTTTGTTGAATATTTGCTATAGCAACATCTTCCAATGGTTTTCCAACTGTATGTGTAGGACCATGCTCCCGTACTTCATAAGAAGGAGTGACTTTCATTTCTTTACGCATCATCCCAAATTGTCTATGTATACGTACGCTTTCCAACACACCTTCTAATTCCTCTTGTGTCGCTGTTCTATCAATTTTTGGTAAGAAAGATAATTGTTTAGTCATGTAAGACCACTCCTTTTTATTTTTAGATTACTTTTGTCTTATTGCTCCACGTCTTCGTTCATAAAAAGGTCTATGCATCCCCATTAAATCCTCAATTTCACGAGTGCTAAATTTCTCTTTTCGTTTTTTCTTCTTTTTCTTTTTTGCTTGATTCGATTGTTTTTTCCATTCATGTAACTGATCCTTTAACCCCTTCATTTCCCCATCTCCCTTTTCAAAATAAAAAGGACACCTATTCGTAAAACAGCCATAATTGCTGCTTTAATGAATTGGTGTCCTCTAGTTTTCTAGCCGGACTATATTTGTTTGCTTTTAGCTTTCTTGCTTCCCTTATCAAATCCATATCTATGATCAACTTCCGAAATCAAGATTACAAGTACCATAATAATTCCAGCCTGTATGAAACTTTTCGCATTACTAAAGGCCACAAACATGATGATTAAGTAAAGAGCCCAATACATTCTGAAAAACTGTTTACCATTCATTTTCTATCCCTCCAGTACTGTTATTTTATTATTCCAGCTTTCACAAAAATATTTCTCCAAGCGTTATCAACTTGATATTTCTCTACTGCCTTTGTGCGACACGCGATAGCTTTTCTAATTTTTCTTTTCTTTAAATTAGTCATTCTCCTAACCTCACTTTCTTATAAAAGGATTATTTTATTAGGTTTTCTATGAATTATTTTCCTCTATCTCTTGGCTTTCTTCTCTTATTTGACCGATTAACGAAACTACTGAACCGACCGCTTGGACCCAACTCCCCGTAATCACTATAAGCTGTCCATCCTCATCATCGTCTTCCGAAATTCCCTCCACTTTATCCCGACTAGCTTTCAATTCATCAATTCCACCTATTGATGTAACACCACCTAATGCTTGTATCCAATTTCCTGCAATCACTAATTTTTTTGTGTTTTATCTTCAAATTCTATAATGAGTCCTGTTAGAACCGTTACATTACCAATTGATTGGATTTCGTTCCCAATCAATTCAAGGGATATTTCTCCTTGTCCATCAGCTTCCAGACCATTCCCCGTTTCCTGTAATACATTCCCCCATACGTTCAAGTCTTTTCTTAATTCGCTGTTCAATCTTTTTAAAGGTGTACTCCCAATCGCAGCAATAATTGTCCCTACTGCAACAAACCAAGCGCCAACTATCTCCTTAATCGGATCATCCATTCTCAATCTACCCCGTCATTAATTTAGTACTTACAGGATATGAATTGGCACATCTTCATGTTAATGGCCTACTCCTCTCCCTCCTGAATAAAACTCAATATTTTGTCGATACTATACATATATCTAGAGTTACATCCCTGTTTGGAGCAGTTAGTTTTTGCTAGCTGCTCTTTGTATTTTAAATTTTATTTTCACCCCTACTACGGAATTTTCATATGTTATTGTGTAGCCGCATCTTTTGAGTTGTGAGCTCATTCATTTTATTTCTTAAAAACCTTCATGAAGTATCATGTACTAAACACTCTGAGGAATAGCGCTGTTCGAAGGCGCTCTTTTTTTCATCCTAATAATCTTCACAATTCTGTACATACTACTGATAAGCTGCTTTCTTAACAGTGTTTGCAGCCTGGAACCTTTTCTTTGGGAATGGAGCAGTTAGCTTTTGCTAGCTGCTCTTTTTTTCCGTACAGGTACCCATTTACTCTAAAATGAATAAACTATCTTGAACCTTATTTTTCAATCATTTACTGGTTCATGACTTACAAACATAACCCCAATACATGGAATGCTTTTTAAGCGAGCACTCTGGAACAAGTGCTCGTTTTACTTTGGCATTTTTCTACAAAATGAAATTTTTATATACATAAATACCTGACTAAATACCTAAAATAATTAAAAATTTAGGTGGTATTCAATGAAAACAGTACTTACGACCCTTAAATATTTATTAATTACACTTGGAATTACTTGCTTAGTTATTCTAGGTTACATATGGTATTTTCCACATTGATTCAAATAGCATTTTTCTTCAAATTAACAACCATACCTTTGGACACATTTACCAGTATTTTTACCAATAAATTCATGATATGGTTAATTAGTCGAGTACGTCATAACTTGACATTTACCCTTTGAAACCTCGTAAATAAACGGGGTTTCTTTTATTCAAATTAAAATTCTCTCAAAGTTTTTTCATGTTTTAATCAGACAAGCATATATTATTGTATGGGGCACTCCAGTCCATAAGTTCAAACCTTTTAGTCTAGGAACACACTTATATGTGTGCTCTTTTTTATTTACTTTCAAATAACCTCATATCATTCTTTTTACTTTCACTTTAAAGACGATACTTCAATCTTGGCCCCAGTCCTCTAGGGCCTTTTTTATTTCAAATAAGAATTTTGCTTAATTACTACTAACGTTTTAGACTTCCTTGAATACATTAATATCACAAGAAATTCTATATAGTGCTCTGGTCCAGTTACCTTGAGTTTCTTGCAGACCTTGTGTGAAGAATCCGTTTATAACAAACGGGTTCTTTTATTTTGGGTTATAAAATAACGATTTTATTAATATCGTTATTTCTTAATTTAAAGATTCACGTTAAAATAACCTCATATCATTCTTTTTACTTTCACTTTAAAGATGATACTTCAATCTTGGCCCTAGTCCTCTAGGGCCTTTTTTATTTCAAATAAAGATTTTATTTAATCTCGCACCTAAATCAAAAACATACATACAATATTATGGGTATTCTTTTTCAACATTAGTTTTAGTCAGAGCGCCTTTCTCTCCAGGCGCTCTTTATTATTTAATGACAGGCTCCATAATTCCATGTAAGGCATACAATATTAAAAATTTACTCGTGAAAATCTAATTACGATTTTTTAGATTTTCTATATCTCATGAAACATTCACCTACCTTACTAAGGGTGCATATAAGTTACCTCTTATCTTAAAGAGCACTCCTGTAAGTGCTCTTTTTATTTATTACAAAATGAAATTTTTATTCAAAATCCCCCTAATTATCTCTTCCTAATAACACGAAACGCATCCTCAAAACCCTAATAACGTCATATACAAATTATAAAAATTGTACTAATACGCTAATATATAAGCCGTTTCTTTTCGAAAAGTAAACCATAAAATATAATACAGGACCAAGCTTTCTAAAAGTTTGTTCGAGTTAATTTTAGAAAGGAGTGAATTTCAATGGCTATCGTTAAACCTTTTGTGGCTGGTAGAAAATTCACCGGCTTAGCAAGCTCTGGGACAGGTACTGGTGCTACATTTGCAATTGCTGCAACAGCTTTTACAAATGATATAGGGACCAATACAGCATTTCCAGCTTCATATTCTTACTACAACCTCTATATTAATGGCGTTCTCCAAACAGCTGATACCTCAACTATCACTGTTGGCCCTTCTTCTATTACCATTCCTGGTGGAGATGTACTTGATGGAGCAACTCCAATTATCGTAGAATTTATTGTAACTTAGTTATATCTTTATCAAATAAGGTTTTTTCAATTTTTTCACAATTTATATCTATCAGCATATACTAGTATAGAATGATAGGTATTTATACTCACTCTTGGAAAGGGCACTTATTCATAGTGCTCTTTTCACTTTTAATTTTTATTATCAAATAGCGTTTTTATATAAATTTTTTCACCTTTTAATCTGACAAGCATATATTATTGTGTATGACACTCCACAGTTCATACATTCAAACCTTTCAGTCTAGGAGCACGCTTATATGCGTGCTCTCTTTTTTATTTATTTTCAAATAACGATTTTGTCTTACTCCTCAACCAGCTAAAACTGTGCTAAAATTAACCCATAATTTGTAAGGAGGTTTTTTTAATGCTTTCACCATATACATGTATATCTTGTGATCAACCTCTCATACAACAGGATGAACATTCGTTTATTCACTACTGCATTAATCCAAATTGTAAAGAAGCAAAACTGCACTTAGCTCTATTGGAAGAGATGGGGTTGTGAACCCTCTCTCTTTTCCTATTCAAATAAAGATTTTATCTAAATCCATTCACCAATCTCATACTTTGACATACAATAATAGTGCCTTTCTGTATAATGTGAGTTCGTCACTTTCGTTATAATTAGGTATAAGGAGCGCTCTCAATTAGCGCTCTTTTTATTTAAATAAAGATTTTATAAACATCGTTATTTCACTATTAAAAGATTTATGTTAAAATAAATTCATATCAATCTTTTTACTTTCACTTTAAAGATGATACTTCTATCTTGGCCCTAGTTCTCTAGGGCATTTTTTTATTTCAAATAAAGATTTTGTTTAAATTTCATTAACCTTATTGATTCCTTTGCATACATTATTATCACTAGGAATTCCACAGGTAGCTCTGGTCCAGTTACCTTGAATTTCTTGCACACCTTGTGGGAAGAATCCGTTTATAACAAACGGGTTCTTTTATTTTTGGTTATAAAATAACTATTTTATTAAAACTACAATTTCCATATCAGTGACCGACATATAATTAAATTATCCTAACATTTGGGGTGATAATATGCAGGATGCCTTACGATCTAAGGTATTTGTCTTCATAGGAATGCTTGCTTTATATTCATTTACACAAGATTTTAAAAAGCCAGACCTGGAAAGAGATAAATTCTTAATAGCAGTCAAATTTTGGCTCATTATAGGTGTTACATTGATGTTACTCAGTGCTTTCGCGTAACATACATAATAAATTATTCCTCTCTAAACCTAATCAGTTGGCTTTTGCTAACTGTTCTTTTTTTGCAAAATAACGCTTTTATAAAGTAATTGATAGCCCTGCAAGCCTTTTATCATATATATAGAATTTTCTCCATACCGTATACAAAGATGAGATTTCTAGAATATGATGGGAGGTAACATATGACTAACTCAAATATTTATGACTTCATTATGAAATACGCCCGAGGACCCCATTTTCATCAAGAATTCCCCATAATATTATTTTGGAGTCAAAAAAGTGGATGTACATCACTTGCTCATTGGTTTTTTTATCAAATCAACTTGTTTAAGGAAGCTATTAAATATAACCCATTCATCCATAATTATGAGTTCGACATTTACAAAAATTCAGTATACTACTTTACTGGACTTGCTAATGCATTATCCACAAATGAAAAACCGACATATAAACTTGTAAGAAATCCCTATAAAAGGGCAGTAAGTTCATTTCTCTCACTAATTCCTCCACCAAATATTGAACATCCCGAATGGCAGCCAATTAGACAGTTTTTATATCATGATAAAAACTGTAATAAAAAAATCTCCTTTAAACTTTTTTTATATTACTTAAAAGCACATATGAATAATTTAGATGATGTGAACCCCCACTATGTGCAACAATATGTCTAAGATGAAGAAAAGTTTGTTACAAACTATATTCACCTTGAAAATTTCTCTTCTGAAATCTCAAATTTAGAGAATATATACGACTTAAAGAAGTCCCCATTAGATATATTAACTAAGTCATGGCATCATCAAAGTGGGATCACCATTTTTAAAGGTAACTATGCAGATGCTGATATTACTGACCCTCTATTCCCACGACTCCCAACATATGAAAGTTTTTATGACTCCGAAACTATTCAATTAGTTGAAGATATTTTCAAAAAGGATTTCACTGTATACAAATACTCCCTAACTCCCCTCTAAAATATAGGCATTTTTATAATCATAGATTCATAATTATTATAGAGAAACTTAAGCCACCTACTTAAGTTTCCTCATAATACTCCTGCGAATTGAAGTTGGGCACTATTCTAATAGTGCTCTTTTTCTACAAAATTCAAATTTGGTCTTAATATCCGTTATCTTGGCGCTGGTGGTTCACTTCATTCTTTTTGTAATAACCTTGCTCAATCTCTTCAAATGTGATTCCTAATTTCTTACCTAAACCTAAGAACGAGTACAATAATTCCTCATAAAGCTCAATGTCTTGAGTCGCACGAAATTCCGATACAGCTTCATATACATTGTTAAATTGATTTACTAGCGTACTTGCGGTATAGACGTTTGCATTATGCTCTAATAACTTCAGGCTATATTCATTAGGATTAAATCCCATGCCATTCCCTAATGAAGATATAAAATGAAATCCATCTACATACTCCATTAAAATAACTTCTTTTTCACTAGGTCCTTTATTGCTCCAATGCTTAAAGCATCTTGTTTCATTTGCAAGTTCTCCAATTTCAACCTGTAATGCAAGAATCATATTGTAAAATAAATTTTGCCCTTCTAATCCATGCTCCTTAATGATTCTTGTATCTAACACCTTTTGCATTCCGAATATTTTAGTTAAATTCATTTTGCTTTCCCCTTCCTATTTAGCAAATCCCTAATCCTATCGGACGATTTTCAATTAAATACTTATCAGCCTGATCTATTACAAGGAGTGCAACTTCCACTTGGTGCCTTCTTAACGCTTTTGCCATCTTTGGGAAGCTCATGCCCTGACTCCACATTTCACGAAAAAGAATTACATCTCTTTCATCCCAAATGAAGTTAGCTTCTTCTAAAGCAATGTATACCTTCAACCGTGATTCCTTCATCGCTTCATGATTTCTCGCTACACTCATAAGCGAACCTACTTTCTAGTAAAAAATTATTTTATCTTTTCAGTAAACTTAGTATCTACACGATCAACTTTACCGTTTACCCAAACCGCAACTTGCTCACCGAATCCACTCATTGGCGGATTTACTACTGTTACATTTCCGTCCTTCACTATTAAAAGTTTGTTGCTACTAACATCGATTTCTATTTTTTTCATATGTCTCTCTCCTTTTTACTACCGCATGTACTCGACAACATCAGGTTTAAAACCACTTCCTAAATAAACCCGTACCGGAATTATTTCTTTTTTATCCCTTGCTGCCTTACACAATTCTTCAGCTGTATCCCAATTGAAAAACTTATCTACAGCTCTTTGAAATCTCCATATTGCCATTACATACTGTTCAAAAATATCATAGCGATCATCTTGTTTAGTTGTGCGTGGTAATTCATCCGTACACTTTGCATTCGTTGGAACCTGAACGCGTACGTCAGCGTATGTAGTGCGTCCAGTTCCTCTCTTCACATTTGCCTTCATTACATCGAACTCACAAATTGCTGGCTCTACATCAAAAATGTTTAGTTGCTTAGGCATCTGCCAGCCCACTCTTCTGAATAAAATTCAGTAATTCACTTGCCCCTTCCTTGCTTAAAAACATTCGGCCACCTAGCAACTCTATGTTGGTTTCAGAAACTTCACCCGTTACAAAGCATGACTTTTCGTGTTTTCTTAAAACAATGTTTTCCCCTTCAACATGAAAGCCTAACGCTGTACCTTCAGCAATTCCTAAAGTTCTACGTAACTCTATTGGAATTACCACACGCCCTAGCTCGTCCACTTTTCTTGAAACACCTGTGTTTTTCATTCCTTGCTCCCCCTTGTTAACTAACTTTTTGTTGTTGATTCCGTTTCAACTCTTGTTTCATTGATTCAAATTTTATTAACCATGCTTGCCAACGCTTATCGTTTTCTTCTTGCTGCTGTATTGCCACTTCACAATTACAACCTTTTGTTTCAATCACACCTGGATAAGTTTCTTTACGAATAATTCCTGTATCATGACATAATACACACATGCTTATTCCTCCTTATTAGAAACCTAAGTTTGCAAGCCTTTGATCAGCTGTCGCAAATTTCAATACCTTTGAATCACCTAATAAACGACTAACGGTCTTAGCATCGTATTTATTAAAAAGTTGTTTTCCAGTAAAGTTTGTTGTGGTAAATGTACTCATTCCCTGTCTAGCATTTGATACCGCATATAACAGGCGTTGTATGAAATCAGATGCCTGTCTATTTGAATCCGTTGAACCACTTTCTGCCCCAAGATCATCTAACACAACAAAATCAGCTTGTCCAATTAATTGAACGAAATATTGAAGTGTATATTTACTGCTCTTATCATCAAAAGAATCCATAATCATTCTTGTTATTGCTTCTAATTCAACGTACAAGCAACTTTTCATAAGATGATAATTTTCTTCTTCTTGACTGATATCCCAAAAATATTGATTTAATTCATGAAGCATACTGTATGCTAGGAAACTTTTTGCCGTCCCTTGATTTCCTGTAAATACAACTTTTCTAATTTCTCCTTTCTTTAAATCCTCCAAAGTTTCTTCAACAGCTTTCTTGTGACTAATCGTTTCATTACACACGGTTCTGTAATCAGATAATCTTGAAAGAGGAATTTTCTTATTTGTAATAACACTAGCCTTTTCCAGCATGTTGAATTTCTGTAAACGGCTAATCTTCTTATAATGAGCGTTAGCTTGTTCTTCCAAAACCTTATTGTTTTGCTCAACAACACATCTTGGACAAACAGGCTTACCTTGATAAATAATCATTTGAACTGGTTTAATGATTATTTGTCCACCTATTTCATAAGAGTGATTCATACATTGATCAGAATGGTAATTCACCTTCGATTCCAGGGATTCTGCCAGTTTTTTCATTGGTGTTGCCATTTCTATTCGCTCCTTTTTTACCTTTGTTCTTAAACTCTATTTCTGCTGCATTAACATCAGCTAAAGTACGAATGTTTTTATTAACCCACTGTTTTAAAATCCCCTCAGCATAATTCCATTTCTTCTGCTGTTTCAAAGCACGCTCCATAGCTGCTTGTACAAGTTCTTCGCTTGTATCGTCTACCCATTGCGAAATACTTTCGGCTATGAATGAATTTAAAATACCGAAATTATTTTCGTAGAAAGAGAAGATGCTACCACTACTTTGTATATTAGTATTTTGTTTATTAGTACTTAGTTCTTTAGTACTTAGTAGCTTGGGATTTTCCATAAATGGAACTTCCATTTGTGATTTTTCCACTTGTGGATTTTCCATATCTGGATTCTCCACTTGTGGAACTTCATAAATAATTGTCTCCCAGTTAGTAATCTTTCCCTTTTCGTTTTTTACAGGAAACCTTCTAACATAACCGAATTTTTTTAGTTCTTTCATTCCTACTCTTAAACTATCAATTCCATCTTTCGCATGAGTAGATATTTCCTCCATGTAAAACACCCAATCATCTGGTAACGATAAAATGTAAGCCAATATTCCTTTTGCTTTCCAACTTAAACGTTCATCTCGAAGACCTGTATTATTAATGGTTGTGTAATTTTTACTTTTACTAACTCGAAATGTTGCCATTTATTTACCTCCTTGTACAAACCGCCACATATACTTGTCCACTTTTGATAATTCGTTGAATTTCATAATGCGGATAACCAGCCTTGAAATACTGTTCAATCATTTGCTTTAATTCATCCCTGCTCTTTGCTAAGTTCCAAAACTTATTAGGTAATAGCACTTGATATTCAGTTAGATACATCTACTATTTCCCTACTTTTCGTGATATACTTATAACAACTGTTTTTTCTTAAAGGACCCACTGCCATGGGTCTTTTTATTTTGTTTTACGTCACTCCAAGCCCACTGTTTTATTGGTTCATAAGTAATGTAAAGTAACAATGCGCTGCACGCGATAAACATTGCGAATATAACTAACGATGTTGTATCTTCCACTAAATCACCTCCTTTTGTGTTTCAAGCCAAGCTTCTAAATCCTTTTGTAGGAAAAGTAATTTGCGCCCTTCCCTAATCACTGGAAACTGTGGATGACTTGCTAATTCATACATTCTACAAACAGCGATATTGAGATATTCTGCTGCTTCTTTCACCCTCATTACTTTGTTTGGTTGTGATTGTTGTTGGAACTGCGCTAAAGCAGCTTGTATCTCCTCTCGAACAACTTCGCGGATTGATTCTTTAATGATTTGATCTAATCCCATTTATTTTTTCTCCTTCCAAAATTATATTAGCGATGGATAATCATACTAACCTTGGCCGTCATGCTTTTATGTATGATATCTCTTCATTGAAATCTTTCTGTAAAATGTTGCAATAACTGTTTACTGCAAACGCTGATTTTACGTCTCTCCAAGTTGCTGCGAAAAGTTTCTTTCCACCATCATGAACAACTTAATTCCCTTCCATAAAAACAAACTCATTTACTGGATGTTGCAAAACTTGTAATTGGCTCATTTTTTTCACCCCCTTTAGTTTCACCCAATGAAACTTCATATTCAAAATTTTTTTCCTGTTCATTAAATAGAATGTCGGTTTCTTTACCTAAAACATTTGATATTTTTACAGCTACATCATAATAAACTCTTAGATTATAATTTATAATTTTATAGCAGTAAGACTTTGATATACCAACCATATTAGCTAATTCATGATATTTAAGACCAGAATCTTCAAACGCTTTTTGAAGTGCCGTTAGTTGTTTTTGATTTTGCATCTGATCACTCCCTTCTGATGCTTACAAACTCATTATAAGTTTCATAACGTGAAACTTCAAGTGTTTTTAACAAAAAAATTTCAGAGAAGGAAACTTTTTTTACTCTTTACGTTTCTTGCTAGGAAACTTTATAATGTAATTAACGTAATTTACGATATATCGTAAAAAGGGGAGTATTTAAATATGGAAATGAAGGATAGAATTAAACAAATTCGAATAGATAACAAAATGAATCAAGAACAATTCGGAAAAGAAGTGGATTTAACTAAAGGGACTGTTTCAAAGTTTGAAAATGGAAAAGCATTCCCAAGTCGTGAAACCATAGAAAAGATAGCGAAGAGATTTAATGTACCTGTAAATTATTTGTACGGAGAAAATAAAGATGACGACTCTAGTGATGATAAATATAAAAAATTCAAAGAAATCATGGAATGGCTAGAACCGCTGCCAAAGGATAAAGAAGATATGGCGTTAGAACAAATGTTAGCTATCGCTCAAGCTCTTAGCAAACACCATAATAAAACAGAAAAATAGCCCCTTAATTAGGAATGGCTATTTTTTTAATTTCTGCTATATATTCTTCTAATTGATCTGGTGCATATTCTTTCACAGTATCTAAAAATAGGATTACAATTTCCTCTTTCGTCATCCTTAATTCTCCCCTTACATCCTGTTTTATATATTAACCATCTTAAAGTGGAAAGTTTTTGTCGTTTCAGTCAAAATGTTTCCATTCCCTATAAAGCAGAAATGACACTATCAATTTGATAGTGTCATTTCTAATATTATATTAATTACCCGCCTCCTGGGCCTGGATCAATCATATATAAAGTTGTTTTTTGTTCTTTAGCACTTTGCACCTTATCTTTTTCTGTCACCTGAAAAGCTGTGATAGAAAGACAAGCTACAGTAGCAATAGTGAAAACTATTTTCAAAAGCTTATTTTTCAAGCGTTTCACCACCCTTTTTGTATAATTCAATTATAACATTTCAATGCTGTCTTTGGTAGGAATATATAGAAATAATCACCTGATTTAGAAAAACTTTCTATAGACATTTCTAGGTATTTCTTCCCTTCTTCTCCTCCGACCGCAAGCCCCATATAGTACAATTGAAAACTACTAAGATATCCATTTGTATTTTGTAAAGCTTGTAAAATTTTAATCGCTTTTTGATTTTCACCTAGCTTTACATATAAGAATGCTTTTTCAGCATCATCTAGATTTTCTTGGTTAATGGTATGTAAATCTTTTTCATGATATATTCTTAAAAATAATAGTGTATTAAGTACTTTTTCTCTTCTTACTTCTAATTTTTTATTCACTGGAACACCAATTATATTTAATGATTTCTCCATGTACTCTTTAGCATTTTGATAATCAGAGAAAACATAACTTTCTCCAATTTTGCAATATGCTACTGCCTTTGTGCTGACATAGCAATTACTTTGATCATTTATTATTTCAAAACATAATTCACGTGATTCGTCTAAATTATTTTCGTGAAGTGCAACGAAAACTTCCATCTCTTTTATTCTTAATAAAAGAGAATCTCTTAATGTATGACATTTAATTCCCAAGATGTCCGGTAATAATTGCTGAATATGTTCATTGACCATCTTATAATTACCTAAATCAAAAAAAGAGTAAATTGTATTTAAAACAGATATTATTACCAGCTCGTTATCTGAGTATTTTTGATTTTTTCTCATTTTATCAACTTTCTCAAAGAACCTCTTAGGAGTAGTTGTATTTTCACTTCTTTCTCTTAATGTTTTGTATAATGGAACCAAATTTAAATTTATCCTTACAGTTTTTGAATTGCCTTTTTTCTTTTCTTCTTCGCTTTTATTTTTATTAGTTTTAAAACTCATTATTCGTTGAATTACTAGGTCTTGAAGATCATATTCTCCAAACATATCTAACACTTCTAATGCTAATTTCAAATTTTTATGTGATAGTGTAGGTATACACTCTTTGATGCATTCCCTTCTAAAATCAACATTTTTAGGCTTATATAGCTTCAGCGCATCAACCAAGTGCATAAAATCAAATTTACCTTGCTTCTTAAAATAACTATTGACTGTTGTATGCGTTACTTTAAAACGTGTTGCCAATTTACGATTTGTATAACCATTTGATTTTAGACACTCCTGCATGTCATTTAAATCCAATAAAACTTGCACAATCCTTGTCCTCCTTATGGACAAAAAAGACAACGTTACCCTAGATGTCTTATATTTACAGGAAAACGTGCCATTATATCTAGGTTATGTGTTATAATTATGTTTGAGACTTATGACAAGTGTTTTCCCTAGCGCGTTTAGGGAGGACGGTGTAAGGGTGTTGCGAGCACCACTTGCACAGTCGTAGGTCTTTTTCACGTCCGTTTATTTTATTATTTTCATAATATCACATTTTTTCCAAAATTCAGTCGTGTAGTTATCTGATTCTTATTGAGAAAGTTTTAAAATCGTTATATATCAACGTTTCTCAAGGGAGCTTAACGGCTCTTTTTTCTACAATAAAAAAAGAGCCGTTAAGCTCCACCTATGTACTATATGCCTGTTCCAGGGTCTAAACTTATATCCCATCCACCGCCGCCTGGATCATTTGTGAATTTTCTCATAGTCTTACATCCCCCTTTATCTAATTCTATTAATATTTTACTATTATTTAACATTGGATGACAATCATATCCTATAACTGAATTTGTTTATATATGGTAGAATATATCCATCGCTGATATGTCCAAACATGTAATTTTCATAGCAGCAAAATTACAACTAGACTTATACAACATGATTCAAAACAAATGAAGGAGTGTTTTAAGTGAAGGGACATATTCGAAAAAGAGGAAATAAGTATTGTATTGTTATTGATATCGGTCCTGATCCAGAGACAGGAAAAAGAAGACAGAAGTGGTTTTCTGGATATAAGACAAAAAAAGAAGCACAGGCCGATGTAGCAAAGAAAATTACAGAGTTGAATGAAGGAACTTTTATAGAACCATCTAAGGTTACGTTAAAGGATTATCTAAATCATTGGCTAGAAATTAAAAGTATGAGCATAGAAAAGAGTACCTTTGCTGGCTATAGGGCATTTATCAACCAACATGTTATACCTAGTATAGGAATGGTCGCGCTCCATAAATTAAATGTTATGCACATTCAAAAATGCTATAAGACTGCGATAGATAAAGGGATTGCAAGCAATTCTATTCTGCTTATGCATAGAATTTTAAAGAGCGCTTTAAACCTAGCTGTAAAACAAAATATTATGTCTCGAAATCCAGCAGATTTTGCTGAGATACCTAAAAAAGAAAAAACCCCTATCCAGACTTGGACAGAGGAAGAAGTAAAAAAGTTTTTAGCTCATTCACAAGAATCACGATATCACATTGGGTATCTACTTGCAATAACTACAGGTATGCGTCTGGGAGAAGTTCTAGGTTTACGATGGCAGGATATTGATTTTGAAAAACATACCGTTACAATAAATCAAACATCTGGTCATGACAATAAGATCAAAAAAACTGCAAAAACAAATTCGTCAAAACGCACAATTCCTGTACCTAATGAAACAATAGCCGCCTTAAAAAAACATAAAATTTTAATTAATAAAGAGAAATTAAGGTTTGGTTCTGCTTATCTAGATCAAGATTTAATAAATTGTAATGAGTTTGGAAGAATCATAAAAAGAGCACCTTTCAGAAAAGGTTTCATTAGGGCGACACACAAAGTAGGTATAAAAGAAATTAAATTCCATGATTTAAGACATACACACGCAACTTTACTATTGAAACAAGGAGTTAACCCTAAAATCATCAGTGAAAGATTAGGTCATACAGATATTTCAATGACATTAAGTGTCTATTCTCATGTTTTACCGAATATGCAAGAAGAAGCCGTTAAAAACTTTGGTAAAAGCATCTTTGGATAACGTATGTTTGCAAAATGTTTGCAATTCATAAAAATAGGTCAAACAAACGTTGTTATATCAAGGTTTGTTTAACCTATCATCTTATATTCTTGATAAAATCTCCGAATCCCTATTGAAATATTTAATAATGGAGCGTTCTCACCACCGCGGGTTATGCATTGAAATCGATATACATAGGAGAAAAAATCTTGTGTTTTTTCATCTTTTATCGGCTCTGACATCGCCTCACAAATATTTTGTGATCTAAGAGGAGAAAAATAGAATTCTTCTTCATTTGTATTTTCTAAATATATAGGACGCTCACAAAAAATATGTGAGATTAAAGCGGGTATCCACTTAGAATACGTTTCATTATCATGTAGTACTGGCAAATTAGAAATCAAATCGGATTGCCATTCATATTTTGGTGGTTCTACTAATCTATTTGGCTTCCAATCATGAATAATCTCATACCAACTTTGAAAAATATAATCGAGCTGCTCTTGTTTAATAGGTTCTTTTGATACAATCCATGGTGTATTTTCATTTAATACGTACGGATTATGCTGAATAAACAATATATCTGAAAACATATCATACAATCTTTCATTCAAACGTTTCAACTTACTCGTTAATAAAAATGTCTTATAATGTATCTCTACGATGTCCAGCCATTCAATAGGAAAGTATATAAATGATACCTTTTCATTTAAAAGGGGTTCTACTATATTTTCAAATGTTAGCAGCCTTAATTTTTTCATAAAATGATTCCTTCCTTTCTTCAGTTGTCTTGATTATCAAAAAGCTAGAACAATAGTTACTTAATCCAATCCATTTAAATCAAGTATTTAAAAGAAAAGTAAAAACTATTTATCTGAATAAAACATTATTAAATCGACTCTTTTAACAATTAAAAGTAATTATCATATACAGCACCTCATTATATTTATATTTTAATACATTTAAATTATACAATTTATATAATGTATTGTACTTATCATTTACAAAAAATTTACAAAAAACTAAAAAAGAACACCTTAAATCGGCGCTCTCTTTACAAATATTAAGCGTTATGTAATTGAACATATAGATAACAGTAATCCTCCAAATGAAATTGTTCCTAGTAAACCTACTACAAATCCTGTTAAACAAATACAATCAGCAAGACAAATAGAAGACTGCGATAATGGAACGAATGACCTACTTGTACCCGAACCATATTGTTTTATCTTCTCATAATTCATATCTAACATTAAATGTAGACATGTTACACCATCCTCAATAGTATGTACAGATTCTTTTTCTAATCGCTCCAATAATTTACTATCAAAAGCAACTGCTAGAGGGTACTGCTTATCCGATTTCATATTTTGATAAATTAGTTGCAAACGAGATAATATATTATTTTTCTTCTTTTCAGATGTTACTGTACATTTCATATTATTAAATTCATTTAATAACAGTGATAATTCATCTCTTTTTCCGTATAAATCTTTAGCTATTTTTCTCTTTAGTTTATACGAATGGAAAATAGATTTTAGTTCAACCATATTCATACACTTCCTAATTACATAGTATTTACCCTATTATTTTGTAGATAAACAGTACTTTTTAATCTTATTTAAAATACACTTAAGCAACTTATTTTACTATCGATTAACATTACATTAACCTTACACGGTTGTAATAAAATCATTAGCTAGAAGGAAGCAAGGCCCAAACTAGACAGATATTTAATGATAAAACCATAAGAAAAAAACAATGATTAGATTTTAAATCTAGTCATTGCTTTATCCATCACATCTTGATTACATCTATATATCTTATTGTTACTCTTTCACTTGAATCATTGAATATATCCATTAATAATGGCTATATTCTTTGTCGGCACGTACATATAACTAATGTTTTTTAATTGATAAAGTGAAACTTTAATCAGCTCTCACCAATCGGGCTTTTATGGGCAGTCCGCCACCTAACTTCTCTTTGCTCTCGCTGAATTTTTTTGGGGATGTTACTGCCCGCAACTAGCAAGATAGATGTTATCAATATTCATACGTTACAATAGTACCGGTAGTATCAGTAAAACCATCAAAACAGTTAGAGCAACCACCACAGCCGCCACAACCGCCACAGCCTCCGCAACCAAAACAACCGAAGCAACCAATACAACGGAAGCCACCACAACGGAAGCCGCCACAACGACCTCCACCACAACCGCCACAACGACCACAACCGCCACAGCGACGAGCAGCATCTTCAATATAGTAATATGGATATTGGTTTTGCTGGTCCCAATAGACAATATTTCCAGACCGGTAATCATTAAGGCTTAACGCTTGTAGTTCTTGTTGAAACTGATTCATTTTCATAACCTCCGTTTATAAAATACAACCTCATCGATACTTCCCTATATTCCTGTTCGTTACATCTAAGTAGAAATAGCGCTATAAACTAAGTTCAATACGTACACCAACAAAGTATGACTTATCACTAGATGATGCACCTTGTTCATATACCTATTTTTACTATGGGCTCATTTTTATAAAGTGAAACTTTAATCAGTGGGGTTTTGTTCATCCCCTACCTAACTTCTTTGCTTCCGCTGAATTTTGAGGTGGGGGGCTTACTGCCCGGCAAATAGCGGGATAAATAAAAATTAAAAAATATGAATTCTAGCGTCATATCTTCATACTTACTAAGTTCAATTAATTTCTCAACAATTATGATGCCATATCCTATATATTTCCGTCTGCTGCTTAGATTTTTCTGTACTGTAAATGGCTTTCGCTATAACACCTCCAAGTGACCGATTTCTATGACGGTTAAGAAATTCCAACAAAAAAAGCCCTAATTAGGGCTTTTCATTCTATTTCTCCAGCAAATCTCTATATGAAATTGCTAATTGAAAAAAGACACATTTAGATTGATGCGTCTTTTTTTGATGCCTCTTTTGTGAAATCATATAAAGCAATTGCGCCTAAAAGAACAAGTATCCCTTGAGGAACATCTAGCAAAATAGTTTTCCAAATTTCTGGAATTACCCATTTAATATCTGCTGCTGTTTCAAGATATGTTTGGAAATAGCTGATTGTAAAATTAATTATTCCTAAAAATACAAACAACGATAAACCAAATCGAATTAATTTCTTATTTGTAAACAT